TCCTTTGCTTTGCTGTACAGGTAGCCCTGCATAAGATAACCAAAGGTATCATCTTCTTTTACTTTATTGTATCCACCAAACTCTCCTCCAAATTTCTTAGAGAATGCATAGGGTGATGCAGACTTTATATCCCACACTTTACCATCAATAACAACATCTAAAGTACCGCTAAGTTCACATACATCTAAACCTAACTTTACTTTTTCTTGCTCTGATTCTACATTTACTCCTGATGATTTTAACACCACCATAGCAATGGCCTCTATAATATCACCAAAAAGAAATCGCATAATAGAATTGTATTGTATCTCTTTTGGTGAGCCATTCTTATCGTGCCACTGTTGACACATGGGTCTACCCAAGCCACTCATACGTAAAGAGTATTCGCTTTTGCCACGAGACAACTGCTTAACTAGGGCATTCCCACAGTCATTCTTAAAATTTTCTAAAAGCTCAGGATCTAGATCAATGCCTTCTTTTGTAGCACGATCTAGAAATCCCTGCACTTTCATAAGAATAGGATTAAACAAAAGTCTTATCCTGTAGCTTCAAGAGTATCACCAAAGTCGGACAAGTCTCCAAGTTTGGCATTCTTTTCTTTTTGCTCCCTCCACTGTGCCATCGTCTTATTGTTGATGGCTTCTTTCGTCTCAAAGAACTTGGTCATCAAATCTTGATCACCTTCCTTTATATCTACTGTTTTAAGAACAGACATAGTAGGAACGTAATAGGATGCGCCTCCCATTTTCTTTCTCAACGTAGTCACTTTGTTTACCACAGTACACATGATTTGCTTTTGTCTAGCTATCATTTTAATGTGGTCGCTTACTGGCAGAAAACTTGATCCACGAACATACCATACAGAAGGTATCTCTTCTGGCATCTCCACTTTATTTCCTTCAGCATCTACAGGATCAACGAGCTGTACTGTATTATACAGAACTTGATTACATTTTACACTTTTATGTAATGCCATCTCTGCACTATCTTTAGGTAAAGCATCTGCTTGATCTTTAGTCAATCTACCACAACGCATGTTACCTTCTGTGTCATAAAAGTCAGCACTTAAAGTCGGTGCTTGTATTGTTTGACAACCAAAAGTATTCTGGTCTGCATCCCATCTGCTATAAGTATACAGACGATAGAAAATTCTAACGTGTGCTTCCTTAGCATAGGCAGTGACAAGGTTAGGTAATTTTAAAGCAAACTTACCACGAGAAATAGTTCGGCCCTCGCTATCCTCTTCACTGTGGTTAATAGCAAGACGTGGTAGCCCCTGATTATTTTCAGAACCACTAACCTCTTGCCCAGTAAGTGCAGCGATCTCCTCTACTGACATATTTTTCAGTGAAGGCACTACCCCTGCTTCTTTAGTTACAACGTCATTAGACATCATACTTATCTCCTACGGTTTAGAGTGTTAAGACTTCCTCCATGTTAAGCCAATCTTTGCCAATTTTCAATTCAATACCGATAGGCATGTCATAATCAATATTGTATCTTTTCTTAGCCTCAGACCTTATACTCAACATGGACTCAGCCAAAATATCAATCGCCTCTTTTTCCTCTTCAGGACATACGTCAAGGACAATTGAATCATGTACTGTATTACATACCACAGACTGCATACCCTTGTCAAACAAAATTTTTCTTAAATTTATAAGAGCAAGTGGGAGCAGATCTGCGGTAGCAAATCCTTGTACAGGATAGTTTTTTATAGCGGTAGCATGTGTAGAACCACCATGAAAATTCCTACGAACATGAGGAAAATGATAAACCCTACCAGAAGGAAGGGTGATCTTTTTTGTTTGGATCGCTTCGTTTTGTAAAGAGACGTGCCATCTAGCAACAGCTGAATATCTGGCCTTGAAAAGGTCGTAGTACTCAACTTCTTTTTCTGTTCCATATGTACCTCCATATAATGGTTTAAATGTGTGTGCCTTTGCTTCCTGTCTAGAGACACCCAATGCCTCTGCAGAAAAACTATGTACATCAAAACCTTTCTGTACATCAGCATATACTTGTTCGTCATTTGCAAGAAAACCTGCAACCCTAAATTCTAATTGGCTGTAGTCACCTTCAAGTATCTTTCCTCCTTCCCATCGTGATACAACACATTCTCGTACAGGAAAGGTTGTACCTCTTGGCATGTTTTGGAAGTTAGGATTACGAGAAGATAGTCTTCCTGTAGCAGTAACGCACTGCATGTAGTGTGGATGAATAAAACCTTTGTTATCCAATCCCTTTTCTATACCGTCAACAAATGTTCTGAGGTAAGTACCTATGGCATTGTATTTTATATAGGCACTAATAAATTTTTTCTGTTCATCGTTAGCAGACATAGCCAATACTTCTAGTGTAGGCCTATCTGTTTTAAATCCATGCGTGCTTATGTCATAGGCATCTCTTGGAACCAACTTAAATCCGGCAACTGTTCCTGTGGATTTAAATACAACCCCTTCCGCCCCACACGTTCTACAGATTCTTTTAGCTTTGCCAATCGTACCGTCTTTCTTTAGTGGGTTAAAGTATCCTCTCCCTTTACAGGAAGAACATTGGTGTGATTCTGTATGAGGTACAACAGTAGTATATGTTCTTACCTTTCTAACAAAATCATCTTGCTTGTATTTTCTTACACGCTTCTTTCTCTTAGTGCTACCATATTGTTCATAGCCTAAATTAAATGTACTCGCCCATAATTTTTTATCTGTCACTGCTCTGCTGTACAAAACTTTAGATCTATCCTCTGGGCTGTCTAAATTTATAGGAGTATCACCCATGGTACGCTTCACTTCTTCATCAAGAAACTCATGTAACTCATTGTATTCATTACGATATTGTTCTCTAATATTTGTCAAAGCATCTACACTAACTTTCATACCAGTATTTTCCATTTCGGTAAGAACTTGACACATCTCATTCATTAAACCAACGGTAGGCGCAAGTCCATTAGAAACATATTTTTGTTGGGCAAGATACAACTGCTTTGTCACCTCTACGTCTGCTCTTCCATATTCCTCTACAATATCCCAAGGAATGCTGTCAAAGGACACACCATCTTTCATGTACTGCTCTGTTAAATCTGTACGTTTCTCGTCAAGACCATATCTTTTTACCGATTCGGCAAGAGATAAGGCAACTTTGTCACCACCATGTATAACATACTCAGCTATCATAGTATCATATACTTTGCCTGTATAAGTAAAATTGCAAGCAAGTAACCACTTGAGATCAAACTTAATGTTATGTCCTACTAATATGTCAGTATCATCTAAAACTTTCTGCAGTATAGCAAAGCCATTCTCTGTAGGTTCTTTCTCTGTATGGGTAAAACAAATGTAACCTGATTCGGTGCCTACAATGTCATACCCAACAGATACTAACATGTTTCCTGTATAGGGATCAACATCTAGTTTACCATCGTTGTCTTTTTTAAATGTTGTTTCTATGTCAAGAACGGTTATCATCAAATTTCCTGTTCAAATATTTTTTAACAAAATCCTGTATGCTGTCACTGTGATAGTGTGGAGCTCTTTTCCCATTATAAGGTTTCCATCTCCCTGTAGTAAAATAGTATATATAAGGTTTGTCTTGTTCATTATAAATTTTTAATGCAGTAGCCCCTAGTCTATACTCATAAGTAATATCACTTTCTTTTAAGTATATTTCTACCTCACGTAAAGTTTGATCAGTGTCTTTTCTAAATACAGGATCTCCTTTAGAATCAGTTTTAAAGTATTGATAACTGTTCATCCTCTGCCCCCCTGTACAAAAAGATAGGTGTTCCTTCACCCATCCATGCTCCAACGACATTAAACTCAAAGTACTCCATAGCTTCTTCTTGTGTCATGCCATCTTCCATAAGTATATCTACACATTTGTCAACATCATAAACTAACAGATCTGGCTGACTACACCTTCGGCCTAAGCCCAATATCGCATCATCAAATCCATCAGCTTTTAATATCATAACTCGTACCTTGCCCTGTGTATATCAATAGAACATGTCACTGTCCCATGCCACCCATTTAATTTATTCTTAGATATACAAAGATGTCTAACATAATCTTCTTCTTCACCAAAATTCTTTCCTATACCTATGATAATGTCAGCTTCGGCAGCTTTTCCTGTCCTACTATTTTCTAGCATACTAAAGTCAACCTCTTGTCTACCCTGTGCATCGTAGGATGCTTGAGACACCGACCAAAATAATACTTGTTGTTTCTTGGCTATTGTTCTTGCTCCTTCATACAATGCTCGTAACTTTTCATCTGTCCTAGCAAAATTACCATTGATGACTACTTTGTCAAGTTGGTCAACCATTACCACATCTGGTTTATGTATGTCAATAAATTTTTCTATCTCTGATAAAGTGATACCTCTACCCTCCAATAATTTTAGGTTAGGTTCTATTTCATTCTTGTACACATTCATAGAATCTTCTAGGTTCTTTTTCATCTCGTCAATAGAACGTCTGAGATATGCGGAGAACACTCTACCCTTGACCAATCTGCCGGGTTCTTCGTTAGCAAAGTACGCTACCTTGAATCCCTGTCGGATATATTCTGATACCAAGTATGTACAGAATGTTGTCTTCCCTGTCTCTGGCCTTGCAAAGATAATACCAAGATTACCCCTACCTGCACCACTTATTCTGTCAGCCAACGATTGTAACTCAAACTTAAATTCAAACCCCTGATCCCAACCATCAATATAATCTTTCACATCATCTTTCACTTCCTGAAAATTCCCTTCATCTTCTGGTGCTTTCTCTATAGCAGTGTCAACTAAAGTTCTCAGTACAGTAAAGTCATCACTGTTGCCTAACCAAATGTCAGCAGATAAGTCACTAATTTTATGGGCTTTGTCTTTCTTCCAGAAGTCAATGATTAAATCTTTTAGAATGACCTTGTTGCTTGGCATAAATTTGTCAAGTTCTTTGATTACATCCTCTATAGGTTCTCTGGATGATTCTGGTAACGCAGGATATTTATTTCTATGTAATTGTATCAGTGTGTTTATGTCAATGTCACTCTCATATTTTTGTTGTGCAAAACTGATAGTGTCAAAGATAGTGCCTACACCATTGGCAAACATTTCTTTTGATACAACCTCTACAGTATCTTTGTAAAACTCATGTGATAAACATGCTGATAATATTTGTTTCTCAAGCGACATTAAACTTCTCCTTTATTTCTTCTTCACTCCACCTCTTTATGTCTCTGTCTAATAGCACTAACTTTGTCCGCACATGGATAGACAATTCATGTACCATTTTCATTGCTTTCTTTGAAGCATCCTTGTCTAATGCAATGGTAACAAGTTTATAATGCTTAATGTATTTTAAATAATCTGTCAATAAATTTGTCCCCATCAAAGCCATACCATGTACATTAGCAAATGTCAACGCACAAGCAGAGGCACAGTCCTCAACGATTACAAGATAGCTACTGTCATTGGCCGTAACAAAAGGAACACGAGAAGATGCATACCTCTTCCACTTTGGTTTAGAATTTGTCAGCGATCTACCCACAGCATCAACTAAAGTTTTGTCTTTGTACACAAGAAACACACAACGGTCTTCCTTAACATCATAGCGAATGTTAGCAAATCTATTTTTGTAAGCATGGTAAGATTGTACAGATTTTAAATAGTCAACGACTCTTTGGCTACGGTCTAGCCCCACCCACTGTTTGTTATATACAGATAGGTCTACTCTGTCAGGTTTTTTATCTTTTGCCACAGGCGATGTCTGAACAAGATTGCCTGTTTTTGTATTGCCTCCAACTGAGCAATCAGCATGGTAGCAATTATACAACAACCGCCCAGAAGTATGAGTAGCAGTGAAAGTATTTTTACGAAAACAAACAGGGCAATTGCCTCTATATGTTTCGTCAACAGGTATAGACAGTGCCTTAACAAATGAAGCAACATCAATGTCTCCTCGCATGGTAATCTCCTATAGTTTCTCTCTCTACATTACTAGTAACTTTTTTAAAAAACTATGTCAACAAAAAAAAAGTACTTGACAGGAAAATTTTTCGGGGTTACTAATATATAACCCTATAAGGAAACATATATGGAAGACCCTAATAAAAAGGTAACTGAAATGTTTATTAAAGATTTACTTGACTTATACAATAGGTATGTACTATTAGGTATATCTAAGATAGATATGTGTGGTATTATAATTAATACTTTAGCTGGACTATATTTAACAATGACTTATGAACTAGAGGAGGAAGATGAAGATGAAACTATTCACTGAAGCATTAGTAACCCCTGTAATTAAGAACATGGTGGGGCAAAGAATATTTAAAGCAAAGTTTGTCAAAAAGAATGGCGAAGTACGAGAGATGAACTGTAAGTTAGGTGTAAAGAAACACTTAAAAGGTGGCATAAGTGTCAACAACAGGGATAGATACCTAACTGTATACGATATGAAAAGTTCTGGGTACAGGAACATAAACCTCAATACTATTATAGAAATAACCTGTGGCAAAAAAATGATTAAAAAATTTGTAGGCAATACAGGAAATGTTTATAACCTTGTGGATGTAGAATAATGGAAATATTATATTATGCCATAATAGTTTATTGTTTAAAAACTTGTAATACCATGAACGACATGGATAAGTATATAAATTTAAATCTTATGAACCATGATGAATGTTTATTTACTTTAGATAAAATGGTGGAGCAAGAAAAAAGATTGCACCCTGTACTAGTCAACAGAAACATAGGTGTTTTGTGCGTTAAACAAGATTTAATGAAAGATGAAGACCTTGAAAAATATCAAGTTTGGGGCGAGGCTACATAATTTACTTGACAACAATAAATAAGAGGAGTACAACGTATGAACACTTTTTCAGAGTGGATAAATAGAGAGCTAAAACTTAAGGAGAAAGAAGATATGGCTACAACAAAAAAGAAAGAAGTAGAAGTGCCTACCATTACCGACTTACAGTTGGTGTTTGTAAACCGAGTTAAGAATCTTTTACAAAACATTGAGGAAAGTGGAGTAGAGTATATTACTTATTCTGATATATCTAAACTTGACAAGGCCTATGACAATGTAGTAGAAGAAGCAAATCTTAAACATCAACAAATGATTATAGAGCATGGTGAAGATAAAGGGACTGTTCACAGAGCAATTTGGAAAGATATAGTCAGAGCAGATCACCCTAATATTTATGTAGAGAAGGATAATTATGATGACTGAAGAAAAAAAGAAATACCATAAACGCAGAGGAATGTCAGAGAGAATACTTGATGTATTGTCAGACGGACATTGGCATTCTGTACAGGAAGTGTCAAAGAGAATTGGTTATCTTGAAACAGGAACGTCAGCGGGTATAAGAACTTTACGCAAGAAACCTTACGGCAAGAAAAATGTCGTTGGCAAATGGCTAGGTGGTGTATATCACTACCGATTAGAAGAAGGAGAATATGGAGAAGAACCTCTGTCATACGATTTAGAAAAAACAGTGGAGGTAGATTTAGTTTAGAAGTTTTTATACAGGGTTGACGAAAGATAAGGATTGTCAATTAAATAATATCCTTGAAGGATCGCTACCTTCCGATAAATTACCTGTATAGAATAATATTATAGGTGTGTTAGTGGCTGATACTAGTTGCAGAACACTTAATAGATGCGGAAACATTTGCGTGCCAATACATCTGCCTATATAGAAAAGGGTAGTCTTTAATTAGACTGCTCTTTTTTTTTTGCATAAGGTGTTGACAATGTTTTAAAACTATGAAACAGTTATTGTAGAAAGGAGAAAGTAGATGAGTAGAGATATAGACACAATACCTACAGTGCCACGACACATAGTAAGTTTTAAAATATTAGTAGAGTGGTCAGACAATCCTAAACTTGTAGAGTTAGAGAATGAAATGGGTAACTTTTTAGATAATACTTTTAATGATTGGTTAAGAGAAATTGAAGACGAGGAGAATTTAAATGAGAGGTAATCCAGATGATCTTGCTAATCAGCTAATACAGAAAATTAAAAAATATCTACAGGAAGAGGTAGACGACATTGATCTGATGGGTTTAACTGTAGGACAAGAAGATGCTTTGTTTAGTGATTACTACATGAACGGAAGAAAAGAATTTGCCGAGGGTTTATTGGATCGGATAAATAGGTGGGAGAAAGCAGATGACTGAAGAAAAAAAAGAAGTTCTCTATAAAAGCAGAGACAAAGTAAATGGTGCTACAGTGATAGATTTAGTGATAGACCTATTAAAGAACGGCAAAGTGCAACAAGCTATATGGGAACTAGAAGATCACCGTACTACTGTACAGACAGAAGATCTAGACAATCAGGCCTATAGTGAAGGGGAGGGGTACTGATGATATTTGTAAAATTTACAATAGATAATGGTGGTATTGAATACCTTGACTATGCATGGTTTAAAGATTATGGCTTGGCACACTATGAAAATGGTGAGTCTATTACAGATAAAGATATAATACGAGATGTGTATGGTGAAGGTAGAAGTGACCATGATTTTGAAGAAAATTTTAATGAAGAAACTAATGTATACACAGATTATGATGATGATACTATAGCAGTACATAGAGTACAAGAGATGACACAAAAAGAATTAGATGTGTTAGTTAAAATGGGAGTGTTGTACAGATGAAAGAATATACCTTTACAGTGCCATGCTGTTATGTCTATACTATAGAGGCAAAAACTGAAAAACAAGCAAGGGAAATTTTAGTGAAAGACGGTGGCATACATATCAGTGGTGAGTTGTGTGGTTGTGAGAAACAAGATTATATAGATGCAGAGTTAGAGGAGGTGGTGGAACTATGATAACTATGGAATGTGATTACTGTAAGCATGTAGAACACTATGAAGATGAGTGTTCATTTTTTCAAGGTGAAATGTGGGGATTACCAAACGACTCTGTTATGTGTAATGATTGTTTAGAAAAAGGGAGGGGTACTGATGATAGTAACTTGTGAAAATTGTAAAGTTAATAAAGGTGAAGAAGAAGATATGACATATAAATTTGTCCCTATTTTATTGTGTGATGATTGCTATACAGGAATACGATATTGGATTGCAGATGAATTAGATATTCATGTACAAGGAGTAGACATATGAACATATTTGTATTAGACGAATGCCCTGTCATATCTGCACAAATGCAATGCGACAAGCACATTGTCAAGATGCCATTGGAAACAGCACAGATGTTATGTTCTGTATGGCACAGATACGGAGAAGGAGATAAAGTACCATACAAAGAAGCACACAAGAACCACCCATGTACACTATGGACAGGAGATAGTGCAGAAAATTATGAGTGGCTATGGCAACATGGTATGGAGCTATGCTTTGAATATACCAGAAGGTATAACAAAATACATAAATGTCAGCAAGTTATTATGGATTTAGGTAAGTTACATGCCACTATGTTTTACTACTGTGATACTAATGGTACACCCCACCCACAATGTATGCCAGACGAGTATAAATCTACTGAGTTACGTATCCACAGCAATGCAGTTAGGGCATACAGGAGATATTATGTCAACGATAAGAAAGACATAGCCAAGTGGGAAAAGTCAAGACCTATGCCTAAATGGTATGCACAGGAAAGTTACAAACTATGACACAGTACAAGCAAGATATATTAGATATAGAAACTGATTTTCAATGTGAGGTAGAAGAATTTGTCAGACAAGATAAAGATTTCAGTGAGATTTATGCGTTAGCTATGGAACTTTTGTCAACCGATAAATATAAAGATTTAAAACTAAATGATCAATACCATGAGAACAGTGTGTACGATCTTATACAGGAAATGTGTGATAGATACCATGAATAATAAAAAAATGTCAGACAAAAAAATGTCAACCGATAAATATGTCATTATTGTACATGAAGACGGGTATGCAATTAAGAATACTATACAGGATAAATTACTTACTCTGTACAGACACGAACTTGATGCAAAAAAAGATTTACAAATTCTTTTAGAAAAAAATAGTTGACAAGTATTTTTAGCTGTGATCTAGTTTATACAGAAAAGGAGATCACTATGAAAAAAACTAAATTACATGAAGTCATTACTGTACAGACTAAAAATGATATAATAAAATTGAATGCGAGAATTGGTTATCATTTAGGTACAGGAAAGAAAATAGATGTTAAGGTTGTACAGGGTAAAGCAATTATAACTGAGCAGAAGGTAAAGAAACATGCAAGTTAAATTATTAATAAAAGCATTAGAAAAATATCCAAGTGATGCTATTGTACAAATTAATAGTTGTCAACATGAGTACGGCAGTGAGGATATATCCTATATAGAAGTGGAAGACGAGAACAATAATAAGGGAAATTTTAATGGGCAAGTATATGTGGACTTGGTAGGAGGTTATCCAGATGCTAAAAACAGTTGAAAAAAGCAAGGCTATTAAAACCACCGATTGTGCTGTAACCTATCGTTCTGGAGATGATGATGTTTTTGGTACTTGTCCGAAACACTGTGCATTAAATCCAAACAGCACTATGTCTACAAGTAAAATAGATTGGGATTATCTTGATGCTGTATTAGATGCTAAGGTACAAGGTGGTAGATCGTGGACTTATTCTCATTTTAAATTTGAGGATATATCACTAAAACAAAATAGAAACTTTCACTTTAACTTTCTGTACAGAATAAAAGATAGTAAACAGCATACTACTATTAATAGATCAACTGATACGTTACTTGATGCTATTGCTGTACATAATAAAGGTTATCCAACAGTGGTTACTCTATCAGATAAAAATGTCAGCAAAAACTTTGTTTTAGATAGTGTGCTGTTTGTACGGTGTCCATCAGAGTATAATAAAAATGTTGGCTGTAATACCTGTGATCTTTGTTCTAGAAAAAACAGGAATTTTGTCATAGTTTTCTATGGTCATGGCAGTAAAAAGAAATTAGTCGGTGATGAGGAGCAAGGTGGTTGTTATGGTACATATGGTAGGGTTCGGTTGCAGTGGGAACATACTCGTAAAAAAAATGTCAGCAAATCACTATCTGATAAAAATAAACTAAAACAGTTTGTACAGGGTTTACCATACGGTACTAATATAAGACATCATATCGTTGGAGATGTTGGAAAACAAAATAAGCTACCTGTACAGAATAAAAAATAATTAATAAATAGTTGCATTTATTTTTATTCTATATAAGAATAGTTTTTTTAATAATAAAATAGGAGAAAGAAATGCCATATGATTTAATGGATAACCAGACTAAAATTAAACCAGATATTGCTATGGAAACAGGCCATATCTTACCAGAAATATATGAACATACCAATTTAAATGACATGTCTTTATTTGATTTTGGAGTAGAGCCTGTAAGTATGCATTACTATCATAATGATGAGAAACATAAGATTGATGGTAAAATGGCAGTCATTCGTTCTGACAACGGTGCTTTTATGGGAAATCACTCTAAGAAGTACAAATTAGTTCCGCATATTGATCTGTACAGGAAACACACTGAAAAATTACTTGGTGCAGATATTGGTAAATCTAATGTACAAGTCATAGATCAACTATGGGATGGTGGTGCTAAGACTAGAAGAACAGTACATTTTCTGGATCACACTATGAAAGTAAAAGATGGTGATGAGGTAACACTACGTTCTGATATCTTTAACTCTATAGACGGTGCATGGTCATTCCAGACATTTACAGGTGCATACCGTAGCTTATGCCTTAATACTCTTGTATTCGGTGGCCAGAAGTTTTACCATGAAAGAAGAAAACATACTTCTGGATTATCTGTAAATTCCGCCTTAGCTAAAATATCATCTACTCTTGATGTATTCACTAATCAAACAGAAAAGTTCCAACAATGGAGCAATGCCAAGATTACCGATAAACAAGTGGCATTATTTTTGGCACACTCTATTTGTAAAAAGAAATCTAAAACAGTGGAAACTTTAGGAGACATTGCAGATAGTACTACTATTGATACTAAGCTTGTTAATACAGTGTTATCGGATTATCTTATGTATAGGTATGAACAAGAGCAACCTAGCCTTGGTAAAACTATCTGGGCTTTATACAATGCATTAACCCATTGGTCTACCCACACTGATGAAAGCTATGAGAAACTTAATAGTAAAGGAGAAATGAAGGAAGTCAGCATGGGAAGGAAAGGATCACAAAAAGCTAATGTACAGAAAGATAGAGAAATCTTAGTACGTAATGCTTTAGACAGCCAAGCATGGCAAACTTTAGAATCATTGGCGGTTGCATAATGAATATAATTTTAACATCTAATACACAAGGCGAAGTCAATGGAGATAATAGCAACTGTATATAAACTATGTGTTATATTTATAGTTATTAGTGTATTGCTAATAA